TACCACTTCCATCATCTATTTTTATACTACCTGGCATTTATTCTCCTGGCTTTGGGTTGTTGTCTTTTACTTCTTTTAATGCTGTAAAGAAAGCACCAGTATTATCTAGTGTACCATTATTTATATCGTGCCATAGCTTATCAAATTGTTCTCCAAGCTGTGGATAAACTCTATCTCTTTGATATTGGTTAGCATCATAGTCTGCTTGAAGTCTAGCTTGTTCAGTAGCAATAGCTTCATCAGTTGGTTGAGGTCTATCATCTAACCATTGTGATATTTCATCCTCTATCATAACTACTTGAACATCTGGAAGTAAATTTTGTAGTGCTTGTAATTTTGTTATCATACTACAACTTCCATTAACACAATACTAGATGGATGACTATTCCTAGATATTTCTATAACAGCACTATTTGTTGCACTTTCTACTCTGTGTTGTGTTTTATAAGTAATAGATGAAGTTGTTGCAGGGCTATCCATATAAACTATATTATGAATACCTTTGTTTTCATTAGTAGCAGCATAACCTTGAATAATATCATAAGAGGTATTACCAACAATTACAGTTGCATCTCTTAATAATGCAATTCTTCCACCTGCTGTTGTATTAGCTCTATAACTTAAATAATGCTGTGAAACTATAACTAAAATTTTATTACTAGCAGATGTTGGAGTAATAGTAGCACTTAAACCTGTGTCAGCTAAAGTTGCAGTAGTGTTAGTACTATTAGTAGTTGTTACACCAGAAACAACTTGAATTATTTTTAATCCACTTATATAAGAACTAGCAATATCACCATCTTTAATTAATACACCATCAATGGTTACACCATTGTTAGTTGTATATTCTGTTATTGTATTGACATTAAGTTCACTCATAATATCACCATTGTACCAGCATTTGTTACTGTACCTGTTATTGTAATAGGTCCAGCTAATACTGTACCCTCTGTTGCTGCTACTGTAAATGTAGCAGATTGTGTTTGATTATGTCTAAACATTCCACCTGCTGCTGTTAAT